ATACTATCCTGACTTTATCATAAAAACCAAAAAAGGCAAGCGTTATATGATAGAGATAAAACCATCAGCACAAACTAAAAAACCTAGACCAAAAACAAAGAAGTCAAAGGCATTTATGAGGGAGAGTTTAGAGTATATCAAAAATGTGGCTAAATGGCAAGCCGCTGATGTGTACTGTAATGATAATGGTTTAGAGTTTAAAATCTTTACTGAAAAAGAATTAGGTATCTATTAAGCGTAGCCTTCAATATTTCTTTCAAAGTAATCATCACCTGAGCTAGTATTGATATTACCAGAATACATATCTGCTTTCTTAATATCGTTTTGACTTGTAACAGTTGTTGGTTGATTATTAACAATTATAGTTTGGCCGCCTGTCGTACCTTCGCCTACTAACGCCTTAGCTTGATTTTTTGCCTGTCTTTGAAATTTACTATCTTGTAACATTTGGTCATCTGGACTCATAAACTCTGGTTCATCAACTTTATATTTTTTGATATAATCAGCATTTTGTTTATCAAAAGCAATCTTCTTATCTCTCAATCTTAAAATCATTTCACGTCTTTTTTGTTCTTCTTCATCTAAACTTTTCAAATATGCCATTTGTTCATCTGTAGTTTTTAAACTATTTAATTCTGTCATTTGTTTTGGCGTCAATATACCAGCAGCAGAATCATAACCTGCTGTGCCTGACTGTGTTATTTTTGCTGTGCCATATTTTTCACCTTGAGCTTCAGCAAATCCTTCACCCATAGTAGCACCACCACCTGTCATTCTTTCTCTTTCCATACCTGATATGTTTTCATCAATATATTTTGATTTAACACCTGTTTCTGATATTCTTTCATCTGCCTCTTTAGTAGCTCTTGTTTCTAATTTTAATTTCTTTTTAAGAAAATCAGGTAATGGTAATGAATCAATAGCATTATTAATAAATGACTTAATATTATCAACAAGGTTACTAAAGAAATCACCTATTGATGAAAATATACCTGTTACTGAATTTTTGATTGTGTTAAATGCGCCTGTAAAAAGGTCTTTAATAGCTTGTATATTGTTTCTGGCATTTTCTATTGCTTGATCTTTTAAATCAGTAAAGAAATTTGCAATGTTTTCTGGTATTGCTCTAATACTCGCTTCAATTTTAGCTAATACAGGTTCAAAAAATCTAGCAATTGCTCTAGGTATGAATAATATGATATTTAATAAACCTGTACCTATGTCTTTTAATCCACCCATTATATCACCTTGTAATAATTTTGTAAAACCACCAATCAATGGTCCTATATCTTCAATAATACCACCTATAATTCTGCCTATACCACCGATAATATTTTTAAATAAGAAATCAAAACCATTTTTAAGTGCTGTGATTAATGGAGCATTCTCTTGTGCTAACTTTTTAATACCGTCTATAGCAGGCGTCAGAGCTTTTACAATTTCATCTGAATATTTAAATAATAATGCTACACCACCAATTATTAACCCTATAGGTCCTAATGGTCCTAAAAATCTAAAAAGAAAACCACCCTTACCAAAAAGTTTAGTCAAAGGTCCAAATAGTTTACCTAAAAATGCTGGAGCAAATATAGTTCCTATCCTCTTAATAAAACTAAAGATTGGTCCTACAGCAGCACCTAAAGCAAAAGCAGCTCCCTCAAATTTACTTTTTGTTTCTCCTACAACACCTGTTGTATCAATATCTGTTTTTCCACCACCTTTTTTTTCTTTTGCTATTTCAGCAGCCTGATCTCTTTCTATTCTTTGTTGATTTTTCTCAAAGTTTAACGTATCAAGTAAAGTTTTAGCTATTTCTGTTGTCTTTTTAAATGATTTTAATGTTACTTCTTTAATTTGTTGTAAGATATTTAATTCTGAATTTTTGTCTGTGTCATTTGGAGATACAGCAGCCGCACCACCAGCAATAGCACCACCAACCAACTGTTGTTGTGATTGAATAATCTTTATTGCTCCTGATGGTAACACTAATTCAGCCATTATTTACCTTTTGCTTTACTTCCTGTGTATAGACCAAACCAAGCCGCTCCAGCACCAACAACGATTGATACTAAACCACTTTGTTCCATAGTAGGTCCTTCTAATTCCATATACCATATTACTACTTTGTATAGTAAGAAAATATATGTAGATATAAACACTCTTGGAAATATTCTCCAACTATCTACTGCTCTTGCCAAATGAATTAATTTAGCGTATGGATTAGGTCCTAAATCTTTTACAGATGTGTCAACTTCTAATTCTACGTTTACTTTTTTAGATACCTCTTTTTTATCAGATGGTACTGTAATACTCTCTTCCATTACTTTATCTCCCTTTTTCTTTTATCACGCTCTTCTTTTAGATGAGCGACCAACAGATTGATATACACCTCCCTCTCCCAAGGCAACATATTTTCTAACTCCGTCAATGAATATTTATGATGTTGCATCAAAGCAAAGTTAGTTTCAAAATAGTTTTGTAAACTATCGTGTGAGAGGGCTATCCGAAAAAATCGTATAATCCTTCCAATGTTACCTTACTTTTAACATTGGTCTTTGGATTTACAACTTCAACCTCTTTTGTCAATTTAGGTGCCGTATCATAAAATCTCTTAATTTTATTTAATATTTGAGCGTCTAAATTTTCTAAAAATTCGTTCATCTCCTCTTTAGTGTAATCAGAACCAGTATATGTTTTTTCACCATAATATATTGTATCAATACCTCTTGCCATTATATTAAATAAGTCTGCTGTATCGGCCGCTGTTAAGTCTTTAATTTCCTCAACATCATCAATACTAGGATATCTTAAAAATATTCCTATTTTCTTATCTTTATCAATAACAATCTCATTTGAATGTTCTTCATCAACTTGAACCTCTATTTTAGTTAAGTCAATATCAACATCAGCATAAGTTTCATTGTCATCAGGACATAATACTTTTAATTTTGAAATCTCACCTACTGACTTTGCTCGTATTTGTAAAAATACATATTCAAGGTCAAATAGTGGAGAGTTTTCTACATCAATAGTATTAAATGTACAAGATTTTACAATATCTTTTACAGCACGAATAAGTGCTTGTTGTCCACCATCTTCTAAAGCCAATAATAAAACTTTTTCCTCTTTTACTAGAAAAGGTCTATATTCTATTTTTTGATCTTTAGAGGGAAGTGTCAACTCATATCTTGGCGCTTCAATTTTTGGTAAAGCCATAATTTACTCCTTCTATTTTAATTATAAAAATGGTGGAAATACTCTTCCACCTGTTATTCTACCGATTGGTAAACCTCTCTTAACTTGATTTACTACATCACGTCCTGCTCTTCTTAATTCAGGAGGTAGTTTACTTAAAAACCCACTAGGTTTTTTAATAAGTGATTTCTTTTTACCTGCCAAAGGATTAACTGAATATATTTGTGACGTTGGTAAAAACTGTCCTTCACCGCCATTACCTATATTCATATTATCTCCTATGCCTTCAAATTCTGGTTTTTCTGTTGAACCAAATCCAACTCCTGGCATACCATCAAGTGTCAAGTTTCTCCAAGTTCTATAAGCAAACGTGATTGGTAAATTGTGTACTGTCGCCGTATTACTATATTCTAAAGAGGCAGTACCAATTGTTTCAGGATAAACTTCAAACAGTCTAACAGCGTATGTAATTTGTGTAGCAACTTCGGCCTTGCCTGCTATATTATCACCACCTGACTCTATTGTTTCAACTGAATTACCTAATTGGTAAATATCAATTGAACCAACATAATTATCATAGTAATTCATATTGTGGCTATCTATATCAAACATAGCCTTTTGCCAGTTTTCAAAAAATGATCTTTGTCTTAAATATTTGTCACCATAAAAACTCATTTCTATTTGACCAGGAAAAGTATATGATGTTGGCATTTTTCTTTGAGGACCATAGGTTGTGTATTCTGTTGATTCTATATCTCTACTAGGAAATTCTGCCTTGTTACACATAGCATTAACAGTTCTTATCATTGTAGATGATGTTAATTCATTAGGAGCAACTACTCTTGTTTCACCACTATTTGAATCAAAAAGTAAACTATTTGGTAAATTAATTTGAACAATAAATCTATTTGTAAAACCAAAACCCTCACCTTGGCCAACCATCGCTAAAAATCTGCCTATTGTTGTTTCACCTTGTCGTCTTGTTTTTTTACTATCATCACCTGTTAAATCTGAACCTCTTTGTACTCTTGCTGATTTAGCACCCTTAGCCGCTTGAGCAATTCTAGCTTCTGCCGTATTTACTATTCTCTCACCAGATGGACCTGATTCTCTACCAATTCTAGGATCACTTTCAACATTGTCTAAAGACTTATCCCTAGGTAAACCAAGTCTAATATCAAAATTTCCTATTCTTCTACCGCCTCTTAAAATTGCCATTAAATCATTCTCCTACTGTCAGCATAAACTCTACTTGTTCCTGCTTTCTTAAATTGTTGTACAGGTAAATACACAGCCAATGCTGCCTCATCAAAATCTATTCGTAAAAACTGTGATCTTACATGACCATACAAATATTTTTTGATAGTTGGTTTTACTAAACCAATACCTTTTACATCATCATAAGTAGCATCAATTTTTGTTTTTTCATTTAAACCACCGTCAGCAAATCTTTGCATACGTTGTAATAATCTAAATCTCAATAGTGGTGGTAAATAATGAAAGTTCATTCCCATAAAACCACCTTTAATTGGTTCAAGTGGTAACACTAATGGGAAAGTGTCATAATAAGGCAAAGTCTTTTTTAACTTTGGGTCATAAAAGAACATATTTAATCGGCCAGCACTTGGTCTACCAATTAACTTACCTTGATTCATTAACTTTCTAGCAGTAATTCTATCAGCAAGTGAAGATACATTATTTCTGTACCAATTTGCTGATTTTCTTATACCACCTTGTTTATCTACTAATGGGTCTAGGATTGAAGCCATATCTATATTTATACGCTGGATATAAAAAAGAGGCCGTTATTTCTAACGGCCTCCAAGCATACAGTTTAGAGAGAGATAGTTTACTCTTCCTCAGCTAATTTACTAAAGTAAGACAACGTATCGTCATCATCACTAGCTTCTGGTTGAGCACTAACTGGTGTGCTTTTCGCTGTAGCGTTGTTTTGTGGCGGGAGGCTTACATTTTCAACGGTACTAGCGTTTCTATCACCCGTAATTACCCTATTCAGTTTCTCTTTGAGTTCATCATAGGTTTTAAAATTACTAGGGTCAAGGAAAGGTTTTAGAGCGTGTTGTTTTGACCAGATTTCTTTTATCTTGTCATCACTTTCAGCAACAGTTGACACGCCTTCAAATTCAGACTTGTCATAGTTCCAATAGCCATCAACTTTTCTGATTTTTAGTTTAAAGTTCGCACCTTTCCAAAAATCAAATGGGTTAATTGGTTTCTCATCATCAAATGCTGGTTGCATTGCTTCTGTAATCTTATCAAATATTTTTTTACCAAACTTGTATAAGAAAACTTTACCTTCATTCTCTGGATGTTTAGGGTCTGATACAACTAATATATTAGAGTAGTAAGATAATTTTCTTTTTCTTTTTCTTGCTATCTCTTTGTCACTATCAACACCTGTATTCCATAGTCTTGTGTTTTCTTCACTAACAGGATCTTTTTGAGATAATGTTGTTAATGAGTTTTCAATATACCAGCCACCTTTGTCTTGGAAAGCGTGTGACCAAATTCTTTGCCAAGGTAAATCTTCACCCTCTACTGACGGTAAGAATCTAATAACAGCGTAACCATTTCCAGTTTTATCTAAATCTGGTTTCCAAAATCTGTCGTCCTGATATTTGTTTTTATTTGATTGATCTTCTGGAGCAAGGTTTTGCTCTAGTGCTTTTGTTAACTTGTCAAAATTGCTTGACGAGCTTTTTAATGTTTCAAAGTCCATATTTTCTCCTTATTACTTTGTATTCGTTGTATTTGTGTAGGCTGTTTAATCGCCTTCATTTTTATTTATACTTCTTTTCCACTTACGATAGCCATTTAGCCAATCTTTTTGTGGAGTGTTCTTAATTCTATTCTGTATTCTCTCACAGATAGAAACTATTTTATCACATAACTTATAAATTATACTGTCAAACATAATTACCTCTTAATATGTACCTGGTGGGACTTATTGGTTTACCCACAAGCTTTCCCGAAGCGTCCAATCTTTTAAAAGATGGTCGGTACTCACAGCAAAATAGTGTGTCTTCAGCCACTAGGCCGTAACCCTCACTACCCTCGCCTTACACCCGCTTAAGCGTTGTTCAGCCACAAGGCCAAATAAAGTTCGAATCTTTATTTGTTTTAACATATTCTGTATAATATAACACACTTTGACTAAAAAGTCAATGCTCATTTGATATTAAATCTTTTTTTAAACTCG